TATACAATTGGCCCCGCCTTGCTCCAGTATAATGGAGTGTTTGAAATGGTTCCAAAGCAAGATTGGTTATCCGAGGAATGTCTGAACGTAAGAAAGTAAATATAAATAAGAATAACGTATCAGATAAAGAGCGTGTTCTAGAACTAGCTAAAAAAGATATAATAGCATTTGGTCAGTTATTTCTACCAGAAGACTTTATGAAGTCTACCCCTGCCCCATACCATTATGAATTAAATAACCTATTACTAGACCCATCTAAAAAAAGAAATTGTATAATACTTCCTCGAGGTCATAGTAAGTCAACATTAGCTAAAACAGCATTACTACATCATTTATATTTCAATCCAGAAGGAAAAAAAGAATTTATAGCTTGGGTAGCAGAAGAACAATCACAAGCCATTGACCATATAAAATACATACAAAACCATATAGAGACCAACCCAGCTCTCAATTACTACTTCGGAGATATCGTAGGTAGTAAATGGACTGAAAAAGAATTCACCACTAGTAAAGGGGATAGGATTATAGCAAAGGGAACATCCCAAAGATTACGTGGTCGTTCACAGCTAGGGCTTAGATATACTAAGATTGTACTTGATGACTTTGAATCTGAGCTAAATACAAAGACACCAGATAGAAGAAGGGAAATCAAAGAGTGGGTCATGTCTACAGTAGAGCCAGCACTTGAGAACTCAAAGGGTAATGAAGGTTCTATATGGTTAATTGGAACAATAGTCCATTATGACTCTTTTTTACAGAGTATATACGATGGATACGTAGAAGCTCAAAGAGATAAAAGAGGTTATGCGTGGGATGTTATATATCATAAGGCTATAGATTCAGATGGAACAGTTCTTTGGCCTAGTTATTTTTCAAAAGAAAAACTGGCAGACATACGTAAAAGATTTGAAGACGTAGGCTTATCCCATAAGTTTGCACAGGAATACTTGAATGAAGCTAGAGACCTAGAGAATGCAAAGTTTAAAACAGATAGGCTTCAGTATTATGACCATGAGTTTGAAAGTAGGGACGGATATGCTTATATTGTAAATAAAGATGATGCTATACCTATTAATGTCTATATGGGTGTTGACTTAGCATATGAAGCTACAGAGTCAAGTGACTATCAGATAATTATGGTCATAGGAATAGATAGCGACAGAAATATCTATGTCATTGATTATATGAGGGAACATATCCCACTGTATGATATGCCAGAGCAAATATTGGAATATGCTAGGGAGTTCTCTCCAGTTAAACGTGTAAATGTAGAACATGTTGGCGCTCAAGGAATAATTAAGGACGCTGTAAATAGTTTATCTAGTAAAGAAAGAAAGGTAGCACCGGGTATAGCTCTAGGTGTACGACCTCCTAGCGGTATAAAAAAGGAAGATAGACTAGAGTCTTTACTAGCACCAATAGTAAATAGAAAGAAAATGTTTATCAAAAGGTCTCACACTGCGCTCGTAGATGAGATGTTTCAGTTTCCAAAGGGTAAGAATGATGATGTGCTAGATGGACTTTGGTATGCTATAAATAAAGCTAGACCTCCTGTTAGTAAAAGGTTTGATGCTACTGAATTTATAGAAAACAAGGTAGTAAAACCTGTAAGCGAAACAAAGAAAAGGGTTATTTCTTGGGTAACTGGACAAAAAATTTAAAAAGTACTTGCATTATATGCAGATAATTTACTATATTACACATTAAAAAGGAAGGTGTACCTATTTCTAGTATCAGAGAGTTAGAAAAGAACGAAGCTCAACACTCAGAAGTTAATAGGCAGTTATGGAGAATGTGGCGAGATGCACGTTCCGAATGGGATGTAGAAGCTAGAGACTCCATAGACTTTTTCTTAGGTAACCATTACTCTCAAGAAGAATCAGATGCTCTACGTGCAGTAGGTCAAGGCGATTTTGTAATTGATAGAGTATATGCCGCTATAGAAAAGCTAAAATCTTTATTAACTTCACGTTCACCTAAGTACAGCGCAGTTGGAAGAGAAGACTCCGATAGTAGGATATCCAATGTATGGAGAACTGTTCTTGAATACATATGGGATATATCTGATGGGGACACTCAGTTCAAGCAAGCAGTACACGACTATGCTACTGCAGGCATGGGTTACTTGTATGCTTACATAGACCCAGAGGCTGATTATGGTAGAGGTGAAGTAAAGTATACTTACTTAGACCCATTTAGAGTTTATATAGACCCAGCGTCTAGACATAGATACGCTGACGATGCATCTGGCATTATACTGTCCACTATACTTACAGAAGACCAACTTGTCAATATGTATCCTCAGGTAGAGCCTTTCTTGGAAAATATTGATAGTTATTATGACGAAGAAGATTACCCTGAGGGTGGTAGAAAGAATTCTTCACAATCGTTTACACCTGATGTAACATACGAATCTGAATATAATAGGGTTAATAAATATAGAATCTTAGAAAGGTTTACAAAAGTAAAGGTTCCTTTTTACAGAATATTCAATAAACAAGATGGCTCAGAAGTTATCTTAGATATAGAAAAATACAATGACTTCATAGAATCTGAAAACGCAAAGCTTCTTATAGAGGCTGAGATGATTGAGATTGTCGAAGTAATGCAAACAAGAATTAAAGTCTCAGCAACGGCAGGTGATGTGTTGTTGTATGAGCAAATATTAAATACAGACATATATCCGATAATACCAGTTCCTAATATATGGACAGGAACACCTTATCCAAAGTCTGATATCTCAAAGGTCAAAGACTCTCAAAGACTTTTGAACAAGCTTTTCTCTCTCACTCTCTCACACGCTCAAGCCTCTGCTGGATTAAAGTTAATGGTTCCAGAGGGGAGCGTAGATGATTTGGGGCAGTTGGAGCAGGATTGGGCTAGACCTAATGCTGTTATACCTTATAACCCAGAGTTTGGTGCACCGCACTTCCCTGCCCCACAATCACTATCTGGAGAGTTTTACAATTTAATGAGTAGGATAGAGCACTATATAGATTTAAGTTTCGGTATCCCAGAGTTGATGCAGGGTTTCAAAGAAGGAGCTCCTGAGACAGTTCGTGGTACTGCGATGCTTGCTGAGATGGGCGAGACTCGTGGTAAATCTAAGTTAAGAGATATCGAAGGAAGTTTGACAAGGCTAGGAAAAAGTTTATATAACCTAGCTAAGGGTCATTATACTTACGCAAAGACATTTAGAATTGTACAGCCGAATAACGACATTACGGAGTTTACGGTAAATATGTATGATGATAGAAGTCAGGAAGTAAATGCCATTACAAATGACATCACCGTAGGGCATTACGACGTGAGAATCATATCCGGTTCAACATTACCTTCTAATAGGGTAGCTGAATATCAGATGTACCTAGAAGCGTATAAAATGAATCTGGTAGACGATGTCGAGGTTTTAAAGAAAACTGAAATCTTTGACAAACAAGGTGTTTTACAGCGAAAAGGCCAAATGGCTCAGATGCAGTCTTACATTCAACAACTCGAAGCTCAGGTCAAGAAACTTAGTGGAGACCTTCAAACAGCAGAGCGTGAAACGCTTAACTCAAGAAAGAGGGCTGAAACTGAGAAGTTCAAGAGCAGGCTTAATGAGATTCAAAATGATACCAAGTTTAAGAGCAAGGTACAGGTTGATAATCTAAAACGAATTGTTGATTCAGAGACGCAGGCTGTAAGCTAATGAAAACAGAAATAGTGGGAACGTTACCCGGTTCTGCTTTTATAGACATCTTTAAATAGGTGATGCTAAACTAAAAGAAATCGGAGAATATAATGGAAGACACTATGCACGAAAATACCACAATAGAAGGCGTGGAAGGCGAAGTTTTAGAACAAGTTGTTGAGCCTGAACAAGTCGGTGGAGAACCAGCACAACAAGCTGAGGAAGTAATTGATGATGCTAAAAAGTTTCAATCAATGTACGATAAGAAAGCCGCTGATTATGACAAGCTTAATAACGAGCTCGAGGAGCTTCGTAAATATGAACAACTAGGAAGAGTTCTACAGGATAGACCTGACGTAGTTGAAGCAATGAGAAACACTTTGAGTGGTAATACGGCTAATAAAGAAGAAGCCCCTAAGGTTACAGAAGATTCTTTTGACCCTTGGGAAGCTTATTATAAGCCGGGCTCACCCTCTTACGAGATGAGGGTAGAGCAAGAAAGAGCTGTTGCCCAGCAGGCTGTTCAAGAACAGATGGCGGGGTTTCAGCAACAGATGGCGATTAATAACTTAAAGCAGGATTTAGCTAGTAAGCACGGAATGACAGACCCGAATATGGCTGATGATTTTATACAATTTGCAACTTCACCTAGGGAAGACCTTCCTTTGGATATGTTAGTTGATGTGTATAGAAAGTATAAAGGCGGTGAAGATAGAGTCTCTCCAAACTTAGAAGCTGTTCAGAAGACCAAAGCAATTCCAACTACGGCTGGAGTAGTTCAAGGGTCTGCACCTGAACAACCAAATGAGCTAGATGATGTATGGCAAGGAGTTATGAATTCGTCAAGGAATATTAAAATATAAACAAGGAGTCCTAAATGTCGACTTACAATCAAGGAATTGTAAATGTTGGTGACCCGGGTTCAGCCGCTTCTGGCTATCATACTCGGAGGTTATTCAACTTTAGTGACCGTGTGGCGGACTTGGCTCCAGATGAATCACCATTTTTCGTGTATCTCTCAAAGGTAGCTAAAGTTCCTACGGATGACCCACAATTCCGATTTTTAGAAGATAGAACCAAGGTTTCTATGACAGACCGAAGCTTCGTGCTTGATGGTTCTCATAGTATACCTGCGTCTGGTTCTAGTATTACATACACAGTTGAAGAATCAGCAGGTAGTGAAACTTCAGTAGACTGGTTAATTAAGGGAATGGTTTTTGCTGTTGGTTATACAGAAAACGATTCTCCTGAAACAATCATAGTAAGAATAGAGTCAGCACCTGTAGACAATGGTGCTGATACCAGCTTTGTTGGTAAAACTATTTCAGCTATTGATGGTGCAGAAACAGGAGCAGATACGACAAAATGCCAAGTTATTGGTACATCTTTTGTTGAAGGTTCTGGAGCGCCAGATGTATTTTCCGAAGAGCTAGATAATGATTTTGGTTATACTCAAATCTTTAAAACAGCTTGTGAGATGTCTAATACTGCAAGAGCAACTCGTTATCGTGGTTACGCAGATGAGTTCCAAAGAATTTGGAATCTTAAACTTCGTGAGCATAAAATTGATATTGAACGTGCTATGCTCTTTGGTCAACGTGCAAGTGTTGGCGGAGTACAGTATAGTGAAGGTATAGCAGGTCATATCATTAAAAATGGAACATCGGTAGTAGATGACTCAGCATTATCTTATAGTGCTGGTGCTCCATACTTTCGTAGTTCAACTTCGGCACAACTAACATACGATAGGCTACTATCTGATTTTGAAGTTGTTTATGACCCAGCACGTGGTGGTACAGATTCTAAATTAGCACTAGCTAGTTTACCTGTAATTACATTCTTCAACAAGCTAGGCAGTGATGCTTTCTTAAGTGCTTCTCTGGCTCATAATGCCGCCGCCGCATTAAGTGGTGGTGCAACAAATGTAAACCAGTCACCATTAAGACTGAACATGGAAAAAACTGAAGGTTCTTTTGGACATACAGTTTTACAAGTTGAAACTATTCACGGTACAATGAACCTAGTTAAAGAGCCTCTATTCAGAGGTTTTGCTTCTGGTTTCTTATGTATGGTTGATATGGATAATGTAGCTTACAGACCATTGGTAGGTAATGGAGTTAATCGTGACACTCAAATCATGACTAACGTTCAGTCTGCTGACGAAGACCTTCGTAAAGATATGATTTTAACTGAGGCTGGATTGGAAGTTTCTCTCCCTGAAAGTCACTACTTAATCAACTTAGAAGGAGTTTAATAATGGCTAGAGCAAGTTATTTAGAACAGAATAGTGGAGTTAGTAAATTAAAACTTAAGGTTGAAAATGTAACTGCGGCTAGAACATTAACAGCTAATGATTCTGGTAAGATTTTTACACTAGACCAAGATGCTTCATTTGACATTACTCTTCCAACTGCGGCTAATGCTGGAGCTGGATGGCACGCAAAGTTTATCCTAACTGATGCTGGCAGTGGAACAGTTAAGGTTATTCCAGATTCATCTGAGGATACTTTAATTGGTATGATTGCCCCAGCAGACGATGGAACAGCTGGAGCGTCAGCAGAATCTGGAGTTGATGAACTCATATGGGTTGCTTCAACTGCGGCTCCCGGCGACTGGGCTGAGTTAATGTGTGATGGTAGTAATTACTATGTTTATGGCGTAATGCATGACAACGACCATATGACACTGGCGTAAACTGAATAAATAAAGTTAACAGTAATTAGAACTGTGGGGGTTATCAATAAAAGGTAACCCCCGAATCTAAAAAGGAAATTATGAATTGCATACATTGTAAAACACCAAACCCAGAACAATGGTTCTACTGCAGAAGCTGTGGCAATAAGGCTTCTGAGTCTGTTTATACTACTAATTTATTTATGCAAAGTGAGATAGGTAAGAGAAGTGATATAGAATTTTCTACAGTTAGTATGGACAGTCATATAGACAAAATTAACAAAGATAAAATTTCAAAAAGTAATAAATTCTGGAAAGAAAAAGTAAAGCAGGCGGGAATAGCAAATGGCTAATTTTGATGTACAGATACAAGATTTAATTGGAACTTTTTCAGACCAAACAGCTATGGATGATTTTATGACAGCTGGTTGTAAAGAGATTATAAATGCTCTTCCAGACTCTATGCTTTATAAATGTTTAGATAAAACAACTTTAAATAACTCAACTCCTACATTATCTAATGTTGATACTTACGGTAAGATTTTTACTGTGATTAGGGAGGATAGCGATAGCGAAGCTGTACTTAGACCATGCAGATATATACCACCGCATAAAAGAAATGTGGTAAAAAGCGATACAGTAGATATGGAATATGCAACAGCTACAGACCCAGCTTATTCAATTTATGAGAATACATTAGAAGTTTACCCTACCCCTACTGCGGGTCAAATCGCAGAAGTGCAGTATGTTTCTTTTCCAACAGTTGATGCTAGCGATGTTAGCACTATAGCTAATTTCCCAAATGAAGCAGAGCATTTAGTTGTTTTATACGCATCTATAAAATGTGTAGAATCTTTAATGGCGACCGAAGAAGATATAGAGCTTTATGTCCCTTTACTAGCTCAATTAAAAGATGATTATAACAGAGGTTTAGCGGAGATAAAGGCTTGATATGGCAGTCCATTCAATAAGTGTAAAAGAATTAATAAGTAGAGTAAGGTTGGTTTTTCCAAGTGCCCCAGAGAACTATATTTTAAATTTAATAAACGATGCTTTGGTTGAGATAGGAACTCATAAAGTAAAAGTTTCTCATGCTAAAATAACAACTGTTGCAGATAGGATGTATTATGACTTGGCTGATGGGGCGACTGATTCAAGTAGTAACGCATTGGAAGCGAACCAAGTACTTAGAGTTTACTTAATGGATAACGAAGGTGACTATATACAAATACCTAGATTGGTTGATAAGAATTTATTATTAGCTGATATAGCAAGTGAAACAAACTTAGATAAACCGGATTAATTATGGCAAGTAATATAAAATACCCAGAAAACCAAGCTATGTACTTTATTGAAGGAGATAAGCTTGCTTTAATAACTAAAGTAGATTCTAGTGGAAACGGAAGAACTAGTTCTAGAAAACAATGGAAAGCTATATCTGAAGCTGTTACTGATGGGATACTAATACATTACTACGCAGAGCCAAACAGTGTTTCTGCTGTCACAGATAATTTAGATATAGACAACGCACTAGAATTAGCCGTAGTTGATTATGTTAAAAAATGTTTATACATGGATAAAGCGGGGACTGCTACAGATGCAGTCGTAATGCAAGCATCAATGTCTTTAGCTAATAAACATGAAAGAAATTTTAAAGACTGCGTACAGCGATACGGAGTAAGGAAAAAAGATAAAACTGGTGGAAGCAGGGTAGTTAAGGTTCCAAATTTAGTTTAACCAATATAAATGCTTTTAAGCGGTGGCGGAGGAATATAGGATAAACAATGGCAGATATAAATAAATTTACAACTAAGGAAGTACTAAATAAAGTACTCCTTGATTCTTCAGGGGATGCGGTAAACGCATACTCTCACACATCACAAGAAGCTTTAAACACAGCTTTAGATGCTGCAAACAATAGATTAAACGTATCTCTTAAAGGCGGTACAATATCTGGTGATGTTACCATTTCAGGTGATTTAACTGTAAGCGGTAGTAATACATATGCATACGATGAAATAGTAGAAGGAAGATTTGATGTTTTAATAGATGCGGAAAATGGAGGAGTAACAACTTTTATTAAAATAATAGATGCAGATACTGATACAACTGCTAATACTAGAAGTCAAATTCTTTTTTCTAAATATAGCAGTGGAACTAGCGCAGTTGATGCTGGTTCAATAGATGTTGGCGTAACGCAATGGGATACTACAAGTTCGAATCGCCATACATATATGACACTTAATACAGTTAATGCTGGAAATATAGGTGAGCGTGTCAGAATTACTAATACAGGCAATGTCGGGATTGGAAACGCTACACCCGGTAGTTTTTATAACTCAAAACTGGTTGTTGGGGCTGGCTCTGGCGAGGAAAACTTAACAATATATGCTGGGTCTAGTAATTCCTCTGGACTTTTCTTTGCTGATGGTACAAGTGGTAATGCTAGATTTTCTGGGCAAGTATACTATAACCACGATACGAATAAAATGCAGTTTGCGACCAATTATAGTGGTTCAAGTTCTTACTCCTTAACAATAGATAGTAATGGAAGGGCTGGAGTAAATGTGCCAAGTCCAGCACAAACCTTAGCTGTCCAAGGTGACACTTATGATAATATAGGAATTTTAGCTGGCACAGATGTATTTGGATTAATTACCTGTCACGGTAGTGATATTGCAATCAAGGCATCTAATAGTAATGCAATACAGTTTCACGCTAGTGGTTCAAGTAGATTTAAACTTGATACCAACTCCCGAATCTCACTAAGTAATAATGATAGTGGTACACAGAATACAGTCTTCGGATATAGCGCAGGTAACTCACTGGATGCAGGTAGTAATTATAATGTTTTTATAGGTCATAATGTTGCTGGTGGGGCAACTTTAGCTGATGCAACAGATAATACGGCGGTTGGATATTCTGCTTTAGCAAATCTGACCGAAGGAGATGATAATACTGCCGTTGGTAAGCAGGCTTTATTAAATCTTTCAACAGGAGCTCGGAATACAGCAGTAGGACAAGGTGCTGGTGATGGTCTTACTACAGCACATAGAACTGTTATAATTGGTGATTCTGCTGGAAGTGGAGCAATGACTACAGGCGGTAGCATACCAAGTAATGCAGATGGAACAGTAGCTATTGGATATTCTGCTCTTTATGCATTGACAAATGCTCATGGTAACGTTGCTATTGGGTATCAAGCTGGGGCAGCGGTAACTGGTAGCTTGAATACAATAGTAGGCTATCAAGCGGCAGATGCACTTGCGTCTGGAACTTCCAATACTGTAATTGGGGGGAGGGCAATGGGGGCGGCTAATGGTGGTGA